GGAGTACCGCCCAAAGTCTTGGGGCGAACTAGAGCAGCAGTACCAAGCAGGCTGCGACCACTGCACCCATCCCCAATATGTCGGCATTCGTTGCAATGTGTGCGGACGCTGGACGGAGAAATGATGAGCATCACAGACAAACTTGTACTGGCAATCCTCGCCGTAGCCGTGGCGGTCATCGTAGCCCTTATTCCGCGAGCGCCGAGCGATCCGTGTGGTGTAGCTGAGTTTGCACCTGACGTACCACAACACATTAAAGAGCAGTGCCGTCAACACAGGAGAGTGAAGACATGACCGAAACCCTTGGTGACTACATAAAAAAGCACATGATCGACAACATCAACCCCAACCACTACCGGCAAGGTGAGATCGAGTGCATCGACGCACTCAAGGCGGCAACCATCAACAAGACCGGGATCGAAGCAGTCTGCACGGCCAACGCCATTAAATATCTGTGGCGCTACGAGTCGAAGAACGGCTTAGAGGACGTAAAGAAAGCGCAGTGGTACATCAACCGACTGGTGAGCGAACTTGAGAAAAAACAGCAGCAAGGAACGAATCCTAAGTAAGCTGACCCGCCCGATGACGGTCAAGGAATTGGCACGGGAGACGTTCATGGATGCCCATCACCTTGGCAAGATGCTGCGTAGGTTTCGCAAGGAGCGTGAGGTATACATCTGTGAGTGGGAGCAAGAAGATTACCCCCGTGCTTTGTGGATGGCAGGTAACTCACGTGATAAGCCAAGACCCAAAGCCAAGACCCGCGCACAAGTCTCCGAAGCCTACCGAGCACGTATTAATCAGAACCCCGAGCGCCGCGCCTTGTACCTAGCGAAGAAACGTGTAGCTAGAATGGAAGTCCGCCCTGACATAGCGTCTACATGGATTCGATAACATGACTATCACGTGGTCTTTCAGCAGCCTCAAAACTTTTCAGCAATGCCCACGCAAATACTTCCATATCAAGGAAGCCAAGGACGTTGTTGATAAGCCGCACGAAGCCGCACTCTACGGCAGTGCTGTACATAAGGCTGCGGAGGATCACATGCGCGATGGCACGCCTGTCCCTAAGAAGTACGGGTACATGGAGCCGATTCTCGATGCCCTGAAGAGCATCTCTGGCGAGCGGCACTGTGAACTAGAGCTTGGGCTAACCGAAGATTTGTCCCCCTGTGGTTTTCATGCGGAGGGAGTGTGGTGGCATGGAATCATTGACCTACTCATCGTGGACAAAGAGAAGCAACTTGCCCACATGGTGGACTACAAGACCAGCAAGAACGCCCGCTACGCCGACACGAAGCAACTTGATTACATGGCTGTAGCGGTGTTCGCGCACTTCCCTGAAGTGACTCGGATCAAGTCTGCACTGTTGTTTGTTGTAAGCAACGATATCGTCAAGAAGTCTCATGACGTTTCACTGAAGCGCAACTATATTCAGCCTGCGGTTGTAGACCTTGACCGCTTGCAAAAGGCTAGGGAAACTGGAGTGTGGAACCCCATCCGTGGACCGCTATGTCGGTTCTGCCCTGTCAAGACCTGTGAACACAATAGGAGTTAGTCATGCCCTACGTCAATAAGCCCCGCCCCTACAAAAAAGAATACGAGCAGCAGTTGGCTCGTGGGGAAGCAGCCCGCCGACTGGAACGTCAACGCGCACGCGAGGCTTTTGACAAGAAGCATCCAGACACGAACGGCAATGGCGCTGCGGATGCTAGGGAAGGTAAAGACTTAGCGCACCGTGTGGCGCTCAGTAAAGGTGGCACCAACAAGCAAGGCGTGAAGTTAGAGAGTGCGTCGGGCAACCGTTCATTCAAACGGAACTCCCAGCACAAGGTCGTGTCTGAAGTGAGTAAGAAGGAGCGCAAGAAGTAATGGAGAACTACAACTGGCCGTGCCCTCCGGGGCTAACGCCGTTTGCACATCAGAAAGAAACAGCGGCGTTCTTGGCAGGTAAGCCGAAAGCGTTCTGCTTCAACGAGCAGGGTACGGGTAAAACCGCCTCAGTGATCTGGGCTACCGACTACCTGATGAAGTTGAAGGTACTCAAGCGCGTGCTCATTGTCTGCCCGCTCTCAATCATGCACTCCGCTTGGCAGCAAGACCTGTTCAAGTTTGCGGTCCACCGCCGAGTAGATGTCGCTTACGGCAGCGCGGCTAAGCGTAAAGAGATTCTTAACGCAGGTGCTGAGTATGTCGTCATCAACTTCGATGGCGTACAGATTTGCAAGAACGAGATCATCCATGGTGGCTTTGATCTTGTTGTGATTGATGAGGCGTCTGCGTATAAGAACGCACAGACAACGCGCTGGAAAACCATGCGCGACATCATGAAGCACGTGAAGGGTTTGTGGATGCTGACGGGCACGCCAGCAGCACAGTCTCCAGAAGATGCATACGGACTAGCCAAGTTGGTTAGCCCGAGTAACGTACCTTCTTTCTTTGGGCAGTACAGGGACATGGTGATGACGCCCATCACGCAGTACCGCTGGATCCCTAGGCCAGAAGCCAAAGCCATCGTGCATAAGGCTCTACAGCCTGCTATCCGATTTGAGAAGCGCGAGTGCATCGACCTGCCAGAGATAACGTACTTGGATAGAGCAGCACCGATGACGCCGCAGCAGAGTAAGTATTACGCTCGGCTCAAGACTGAGATGCTGATGGAAGCTGCGGGGGAAGAAGTTACCGCAGTAAACGCAGCGGTGAAGATCAACAAGCTCTTGCAGATTGCCTGCGGGTCTGTGTACTCAGACAGCAAAGAGGTTGTGGACTTTGATGCGAGCAATCGCCTGCAAGTAGTCAAAGAGGTGATCGACGAGGCGTCAAACAAAGTGCTGGTATTTGTGCCATTCACGCACACGATCAAGAAGGTATGTGACTACCTTACGCAGCACAAGATCACATGCGACGTAATAAATGGTGATGTGCCGGTGGCTCGCAGAGCCGAGATCATCAAGCGTTTTCAGACCGAGGCCAACCCCTCTGTGCTTGTCATCCAGCCACAAGCTGCGTCTCACGGACTCACGCTGACAGCCGCTGACACCATCATATGGTACGCCCCGGTAACGAGCGTAGAGACCTACCTGCAAGCTAATGCTAGGATCGACCGCCCCGGTCAGAAGAACGCCATGACTGTTGTGCATATCATGGGTAGCCCGATTGAAGGCCGGGTGTACTCGCTCCTGCGTGGAAAGATTGACGACCACCAACAGATTATTGACTTGTACAAGCAAGAAATCGACGGAGCGTCTTGACAAAGTCAAAACACGAGAGTACAGTGACGGACATGGACACTCCTACAACGATATCCGGCACACCGCTGGAGCAACTTACGGCCCTCTACATCAAGATGCGTGACACGCGCAACACGCTCGCCAAGCAGTTTGAGCAGCGTGATGCCGAGATCGCAAAGGATATGGAGCTTCTTGAACAAGAGATGCTAGAGATCTGCAAGACTCTCGGCGCAGATAGCATCCGCACAAACGCAGGGACAGTCATCCGTTCGCTCAAGTCGCGGTACTGGACGAATGACTGGGATTCAATGTATCGGTTCATCAAAGATAACGATGCATTCCCCTTGCTGGAGAAGCGACTTCATCAGTCTCACATGAAGCAGTTTCTTGAAGAGAATCCAGACGTACAACCCGCTGGACTAAACATCGAGCGGCATTTCTCCGTGACTGTCAGACGTTCAAAGGAAAGTTAGAGATGAGCAACATCGTATTGAGCCAAGCACTGCCCGACTTCCTGCAACAAGCCGGGGTCAGCGAACTCACCAAGCAACTCGCCGGTAAGTCTGGCGCGAAGCGTATCGTGCCGAAGAACGGGATCTTCCGTCTCGTAGTTGGCGGCGAAGAAATGGGCAAGATGAAGGGGGAACTTAACGCCATTGTCGTTAACGCCTCTCCGCATGTGGGCCGTATCTTCTACGCAAAAGCGTGGTCTCCCGACGCCGAGCCGACTGCCCCGGATTGCTTCAGCAATGATGGTCGAGTGCCTGACGCCAAGGCAGTAAACCCGCAGGCCCGCAACTGCAACGACTGCCCGAACAACATCAAGGGTTCTGGTCAGGGGCAGTCCAAAGCCTGTAGGTACAGCCGTCGTATCGCTGTGCTTCTGGAGCAGGACTTTGGTACGAGTCTGGAGGGGGAGGTGTATCAGATGAACCTTGCGTCCAAGTCGCTGTTTGGCGACGGCGCAAACGACATGCTGACGTTTGAGAACTACTCAAAGCATCTCCAGAGCAACGGCAAGAGCATTGATTACATGGTCACCAAGATCGCGTTCAATGAGAACAACGACAACCAGTCGGTACTGTTCACCCCCTCGCGGTACATCAACCGCGAAGAGTACGGAGTGGTTACTAAAGTGGCTTCTAACGAGCAAGTTAAAGCCATGGTTCTCATGACGCCCTCGCAGGCAGACGGTGTTAGCAAGGCCCCTGCTGCTATTGCCGCTCCTGTCCCGCAGGAAGAGCCCACCAAGCGCCCGAGTAAGAAGGCTGAAACTGAGCCGACTACCAAGGCGAGCCTCGCAGATGTAGTTTCTGCGTGGAGCGATCAAGAGTAAGTGATGACCTACGGATATAGCCAAAGCACTGTTGCAGCAAATAAACGCGCCAGCAACAAACTGCTAGGTGTTGCACTTGGGCGTCTATGTATTGCCAACGATATTCCTGTAAGCCTAATCGCTGAGCGTGTCGGCGTCTCTCGACAGACCATCTACAATTGGTTTGAAGGGAAGCACGAACCAAACAGAAGTACCGTACTGGCAATTGAGAAGCTCATAGATTCCCTACGCAAATAATCCGGGCGGTGCGGAGCCTCGCTCCGCACTGTACTAAATCTGTGGTGCCCAATGATAAGCAACTTCGATTTGCTGGATACAGTGCTCCCTACAGAAGGGCGATACTGTGCTCTCGGCATCGGAAAATACATAAGCCAGAAGTTTTTCGAGGATAGGGAGACATTTAATGAGCACATTGACTGGCTAGCAGCTAACGGATTCAACGCATACTTCGGCTGCGCCAAGTATGGAGACATGAATAACCGAAAGCATGAGAACGCAGAGTTCTTCCGTGCTCTGTGGATGGATATCGACTGTGGTGAAGATAAAGCCACGCCGGATGAGAACGGCAAGGTAAAGGGTTACATCGACCAAGCCGCAGGTCTGGCAGCAGTCCGAGACTTCTGCATCCAGAAGAAATTGCCCCGCCCGATCATTGTTGACTCCGGCAATGGGCTGCACTTCTACTGGATCCTCACAGAAGTGTTGCGCCGTAACGTATGGGATACGCTCTCAAAACGCCTGCGCGACATGGCCCTTGAGGCAAACCTGATTGTGGACACCTCAGTGTTTGAGGCGTCTCGCGTGCTGCGCGTTCCCGGCACGTACAACTTCAAAGATTCAGAGAACCCCATCGAAGTTCGGGTTCTGTCCTCTACGTACGAGGCTAAGTCTTACGAGTATTGGAAAGACCTCATCGGTGCTGGCGAGCCGGAGGAGGATAGGAGTTTTATCCCTCGTCGGCTGAGCCCTCTGATGGAGTCGATGTTTGAGAACCGAGTAAAGCGGTTCAAGACCATCCTCATTAAGACCGCCGCAGGGGAGGGGTGCAAGCAGATACAACACTGCTACGAAAACCAAGCCGACATTGACTACAACCTTTGGCGGTCGGCGCTCTCAATTGCCACGTTCTGTGAGGATCGGGAGTGGGCTATCCACTTCATCTCAAAGGATCATCCTAATTATGCTCCGGGTGAGACAGAGAAGAAGGCACTGGATATCGGTGGCCCGCACTTCTGCGCTACGTTTGAGACTGCCAACCCCGAAGGATGCGCGGACTGCCCTAACAAAGGTAAGTTCAAGTCACCCATCGTGCTTGGAACTGAGATTGCTCGGGCAGAGGATTACGACGATGGGGATGGGGATGGGGATGATGAAGATGAAGAAGCCACCCCCGTAACTAAATTAGCGCCACTGCCTGAACCGTACTTCCGAGCAAAGAACGGTGCGATCTACATGCAGATGGCAGAGGGCGACCCAGTGCTTATCTACGAGCATGACTTGCATGTGGTCAAGCGCATGGAAGATCCGGTGCTTGGGGAAACCCTCTTGCTTAGGCTGCACTTACCACAAGATGGGGTTAAAGAGTTTGCCCTCCAACTCTCCTCGCTGGTCGTAAAAGAGCGCCTGCGCGAAGAACTTGCATCACGGGGGGTTGCCGCAGGGGAAGCACAGACCAAGAACCTGCTCAACTACTTGATAACCGCAACCAAAAACATACAGCTAACCAACAAGGCAGAGATTATGAGAACACAGTTTGGGTGGGCCGACAACGACTCCAAGTTCATTCTTGGTGATAGGGAGATAACCAAAGACGGCGCGTTCTACAGCCCTCCGTCCTCCACAACGAAAGATGTAGGGGACTTGATTAAGCCGGTTGGCTCTTTCGATAAATGGAAAGAGATCTTCAATATGTATGCGCGGCCCGGACTGGAGCCGCATGCATTTGCTGCGCTTACAGCGTTTGGCTCCCCACTGCTGAAGTTTCTCGGGCTTAGCGGGGCCATCATCAACCTTATTTACGACGGCTCAGGTACAGGCAAATCGACCACTCTGCATCTGTGCAACAGCGTGGTGGGGCACCCGAAGCATCTGTGCTCAATCCAAAAGGATACGTTTAACCACAAGATGCACCGGCTCGGCGTGATGAACAACCTCGCCAACACAATCGACGAGATCACGAATACGCCGCCCATGGAGTTTTCAGATCTGGCTTACAGCATCAGCCAAGGCC